GGCACAGGATAAGGTGCAATAAGAACAGGAGTTGGAAATAATGATAGTAATTCGTCTTGAGCCATTTCTTCAAACCTAGCAAAGGTATTTTACTTGTATTTTCATGGGTTGTCAAGTATAATGAGTTCAGTTACCATTCAAATCATGAATTTTATTATATATTCAAAAACCAACTGCCCCTATTGCACAAAGGTCAAGAGTGTGTTAGAGTTGTCGGAGCAGAGGCATGTGGTCTATGTTTTAGACAGAGATTTTACACGAGAAGAATTTTATGAAAAATTTGGTGTAGGATCTACTTTTCCACAAGTCATTTGCGACGATAAAAATTTAGGAGGTTGTGTTGACACCATCAGATTCCTCAGAGAACAACGAATCGTATAAATCTGTAATAAATAAAAATAATATTACTGTAAATCGTGGTGTTGAACTCTTTCTTAATGGAGGTAAAAGGAAGCAAAATCAGTTTCACATCATCTTTGATAAGATGGTTTGCTTTCTAAACCGGGAAGTTACCATCTATTTTGAATTTTCTTTTAATTTAAAAAGAAAAAAAGGTATCTCCTAGGAGGAAAAAAAATGTTAGCAGTTAGTTTAGTTTTCGGTTCATTTCTAACCGTACTTTTTTTAATTGTAGGGATTATAGGTGGTTGGACTGCTAGAGAATATATGATGAACTATCGGGAAGTACCAAGACCTCACCCCGAAATGTTCGATGAACAAGGAAATCTTATTCCGGATGAGGTCATAGCATTTAACTTTGAAAACTATTATGACGACAACGAAGAAAACGACGAGGAAAACTAAAACGGTCACTGTATCAGCAAAATCTTCTACTAATTTAAATCTTCCAAAAAATCCTTTTATGTTTGAGATTCTGGATTTAGTTTCCAGACAACGATCTAAAGCAAAAAAGATTGAAGTTCTTCAGAAACATGAAGAACTTTGTTTGAAAGGAATTCTTATTTGGAATTATGATGATTCTGTAGTGACTCTTCTTCCAGAAGGTGAAGTTCCCTATGCGGATCCGGATGATCAAGTTACTTACAGTGGAACTCTCTCCACAAAAATCGAAGAATCAATTCGTAAAATTTATGAAAAGGGTTCTTTTTCATTGGGATCCGGTGATTCACAAGGTAGAACAACTATTCGTAGAGAATTTAAAAATTTCTATCAATTTGTAAAAGGTGGTAATCCTGGATTGAACAGTATTCGTCGAGAAACAATGTTTATTAATATTCTCCAAGGACTTCATCCATTAGAGGCAGAAATTCTGTGTTTAGTAAAGGATGGAAACTTGGAAGATAGGTATAAAATTACAAAAGAAGTCGTATCAGAAGCATATTCTGACATTAAATGGGGAGGACGATCATGACAGTTGCTGTCGAGCAAAAACCTAAACCACAAAGGAAAGAGGAGGAAATGGAAGGTATTAATCCTTCAAAGTATGGTTGTGAAATTATTTTAGAAAAAACTACGTTGGAAATGACAAAAGATAAGTCTTTTCCAACTGATGCTAGAATTGTAAAATATATTGACAATGGTGTAGAATATATTGATCTCACCAGAGGCAAGAAAATGGTTCACATTTTTGATATGTATTATGATACTTATGGTAGAGGTGCTGTAAAATCTATTGACTTTGGATATGGTTCGGTCAATCCAAAGATGTGGGGTTATAAAGCACCCGAAAAGAAAAAGCGGAAGTGAATTCCCTGAAAGGGGAAAAAAAATTCCGGAAAATTTTTGGTCTGTAGGGTTTTTTCAAAAATGAGCAAAGGATTTGATGTAGATTCTGTCGATATTGAAATGTCGAAGGAAGATATGAAGAGATTAATTAAAAAGTACAAAAAACTGAAGAAATATCAAAATTCTAGTTTTCATGCTATTCGTAAATTGAATGGTGATGAAACTATTATTGATAAATTGACAAAAGAGTCCGAAGATTTTAAATTGTAACATATATTACAAAACCACTTGACTATATATTAAAGAGGGTCTATAATAGACCTGTCGTTCATCCCACTCTGTGGGACGCAAGTAAGTCGCGGAACGGAGCGTTCATCCCATGTTTGAAGTGCTACTCTATGCTGATTTGAACTGTACTGACGCAGCAGAAATGCTAAATCGTATAGATGCAAATTAGTATATGGATAGTATTACTAAATTGGAACTTGTTGAAGTACTTCAAGAAGCAACTCCACATTGCTCATGGGACGCAAACGACTGAAGGAACGGAGAAACGGATCCTGCTTCGGCAGAGAAGGTTAATTTCCATTCATTCAGGAGTAAACAAATGAACACACTTACTATCATCAAGAACCAGATCAAGAAAGCAGCAGCACTGCACGATGCTCAAATTCACATCACCAAATATCGTGGTGTAGATTGTTCTGTCAAGCAAGCTGAAAAGGAGTCTCACGGCACTTTCTGTTATCGTGGTCGTACCTACGTCAAGTGAGGTAAAAATGGAAGCACTACAAATCGCAGGTTTAATTGCCTTGTCATGTACTGCTATAATGTCTTTACTTTACGGTGAAATAGTTCTTCTTCAGAGAGGTTGAGAAACCTCTCTTTTTTTATACTTAAGTAACAAAGACATAAATGTTAGTGAACTAACACAAACAGTACTATATAATACAGAATTAGGGACACGCTTATGAAGTGAAATCATGAGTTTGTTATGGTTCAAAAATTAAATTGCGGGAGATGAAATGCATGATCGACTGTCTCGCAATCAGTTAGCAGAATGGAATCATTTCGAGAAAACATTAGACAGATGTAACGAAGAGTTAGATCTGGTAAATGATTACTTCAACTGTTTAATTGAGTGTGAGGAGGACCAATCAAAATGTAAACGAATTTGCAAAATTTTGCTAAACACGGGGGGTTGACTACCCCTCTTTTTTTGTGTAGAATGATGTGGTGAAATTCTATTTCTTATGGAAAAGGAAAGATTGAAACTTATAGTTAAAAATTTAGAACTATTAGTTGACTCTCTTAAAGCGGAGGTCTATTCTGATGCCGATGCTTATCTTGATAAGAGAGAAAACTTTGATGATCCCCCACAGTATTACAGGGATTATGATGAAATTTTTAACGATGATGACGGTTACCCAGACTAAGGACTTATGACAGTAAAACTTATTAGTATCACTCCTGATGCAGAGAAAATGATGGCATATGTTGCTCGTGTGAGCAACCCTTCAAATCAGGATAATGAAAAGTATTCTGGTCTTCTGAAGTATTGCATCAAGCACAATCACTGGAGTGTGTTTGAACAAAGTTTCATGACTCTGGAGATTGAAACTACAAGAGCAATCGCAGCTCAAATATTGCGCCACCGTTCGTTCACATATCAAGAATTTTCGCAACGATATGCTGATTCGTCTTTGCTAGGTTTTGACAAGATTCCTCTGCCTGATCTGCGTCGGCAGGATACCAAGAATCGTCAGAATTCTATCGATGATCTTGATCCATTTGTGGTTCAGAACTTGGAACTGCAAATGCAAACTTTGTTTGATTCGTCTATGGCACTATATCAACAAATGCTTGAACGAGGTGTGGCAAAGGAATGTGCCAGAAATGTGCTTCCTCTCTGCACTCCCACTAAAATCTATATGACAGGATCGTGTCGCTCATGGATCCATTATATCAATCTGAGGTCTGCAAACGGCACTCAGAAGGAGCATATGGATGTTGCACTGGCATGTAAGGAAGTGTTCAAAGAGCAATTCCCGTCCGTTTCAGAGGCACTGGAGTGGATCTAAATACCGTTATATTGAATTCATAGCAATGGCAACATACCCTGTAAAACATAAAGAGACTGGTGAAACGAAAGATGTTGTAATGAGTATTCATGACTGGGATCAGTGGAGAGAAGACAATCCCGAATGGGAAAGATACTATACTCCTGAGAATGCACCATCTTTTGGTGAAGTTGGGGAGTGGAAGGATAAACTCCGCAAGAAAAATCCTGGTTGGAATGAAGTCTTGAATAAAGTTAAAAAAATGCCCGGTTCAAACATCAACAAGATTTAGTATGGCAAGAAGAAAAAGAAGTTCATCTGCAGAGCAACCCATTGGGGTTGGACTCACTGCAAAGCAGATGAAGCGTAAGAAACCACTGAGTCAAGAATATCTTATAGATATCGAACCTCTTTCTGAAAATCAAAAGAAACTGTTTGATTCCTATCAAGACGGAAAGCACATTGTTGCCTATGGTTGTGCCGGAACGGGTAAAACCTTTATTACCTTATATAATGCACTCCGTGATGTTCTCTCCGAGAACACACCATATGAAAAAATCTATCTTGTTCGTTCTCTTGTGGCAACTAGAGAGATTGGTTTTCTTCCTGGAGATCATGATGACAAGGCAGATATTTACCAAATTCCTTATAAGAATATGGTGAAATATATGTTCCAGATGCCGAGTGATGCTGACTTCGAGATGCTATATGGTAATCTTAAGTCACAGGATACAATCAAGTTTTGGAGCACATCATTCCTTCGTGGAACAACTCTTGATAATGCCATTGTGATTGTTGATGAGTTCCAAAACCTCAACTTCCACGAACTCGATAGTATTATTACCCGTGTTGGTGAGAATACCAAAATTTGTTTTTGTGGAGATGCCAGACAGTCGGACTTGAATAAGTCAAATGAAAGGAACGGTATTGTTGACTTCATGAACATTTTGAGAAAAATGGAATCATTTGGTATAATTGAGTTTGATGTTGATGATATTGTCCGTTCTGGATTAGTCAAAGAGTATATCGTTGCAAAAATGGAAGCAGGTTTTTAATGTTTAATCATGTTGATATTGGTCTCCCGCAACTAGATCGGGAGACAATTGATGGGGTAAGATACTACAAAGTCCCTGATGACGAAGAACTTCTTCGACTGGTCTCCATCACTTCGGTGACCAGTCATTTTAATAAGGAGATATTTGTCAAATGGCGTAAAAAGGTTGGTAATGAAGAGGCAGATCGTATCACGAAAAAGGCAACAAGTCGTGGCACGGATATGCATACTCTTGTGGAGCATCATCTGAAAAATGAAGGTCTTCCAAACGTTCAACCGATTTCAGATTTTCTTTTTAAGATTTCCAAACCAGATTTGAATAAAATTGATAATATTCATGCTCTGGAAAGTTCCCTATATAGTAAACAACTTGGTATTGCCGGAACGGTTGATTGTATTGCCGAATATGAAGGCGAACTAGCAATAATTGATTTCAAAACATCCAAGAAACCGAAACCACGAGAGTGGATCGATCACTATTTTGTACAGTGCATGGCATATGGTTGTATGCTGTATGAACTGACAGGAATTTCTGTCAAAAAACTTGTAATTATTATGGCCTGCGAAAATGGAGAATGCGTCGTCTATGAAGAACGAGACAAATCAAAATACATCAAACTTCTTACCCAATACATTAGAAAGTTTGTTGCAGATAAACTGGAACTCTATGGAACCAAATAAGGAACTAGAAAAAGCAATCGAAAAGAAATTTTTGACTCCATCAAAATTTGCGATGGAGATTGAAAGTATTGTTGCCACAGAAAAACTCAATTACATTGATGCGATAGTTTACTATTGCGAAATTAATGAACTTGAGATAGAATCTGTGACAAAGTTAGTGTCAAAACCACTGAAAGAAAAACTGAAGTGGGATGCGACTCAACTCAATTTCATGAAAAAAACTTCAAGAGCAAAACTTCCTCTATGACCGTGACTCCCTTTGAAACCTACCAACATTATTTGTCACTCAAAAATCACTTTACAAACCCAAAATATGACTTCTTTCGTTATGGTGCCAAAACACGAGCTACCAT